AGCCCCGCCATGCGTAGTCAGGTGCTTTCCCAGATGATGTCCATGTATGGTGCTCTCGATCAGGAAGGTCAGGCACATCTTCTACGAGACAACATTGCCGCACTTGTAGGTCAAGAAGCGGTTAATCGGTACGCCAAACCTATTGATCAACCTCTTCGTCCCCCTATTGACGATAAGATTGCTATTCTGGAAAACGCCACCATGAGCCACGGAACCACCATTCCCGTATCTCCTGGTGAAGATGACTTTATTCATGCCGGTCGTCACTTGCAGGCCCTTGACGAACTCGATCAAGCCCTAGGGCAGGGTCAAGCAGATCCCAAGGCTTCCCTTATGGCGATGGAAGCATTTTTGCCGCATACAGCACAACACGTTCAGAGACTAGGGCAAGACAAGCTACGAGGACAGCAGNTAGGTTTGATGCGCCAGCGACTTCAGCAACTCAATGCAACTGCAAAGCGTTTGCAAGATCAGNTACAAGCCCAGCAGATCAACGCTCAGAAAGCCCAGCAGGCACAGGCTCAACGTAATGCAGAGCAACAACAGGCTCAGATAAAGATGCTTCAGCAGAAGGCCGCGGAAGCCGATGCGATGTCGCCAAAACTGAAACAGCAGATTTTGGAAAGCCAAGCCAAGATGCAGATGGAAGCACAACGTCATCAGCAGGAGATGGCTTTGAAGCAAGCCGAAGTTTCTCAGAAGCTCGCTCTGCGAGATGCTGAAACCGCCGCTAAAGTTAAAGCCGCCGGTATGCCGGCAGTACCTACGACCGTCCCGATGGCTCAACCCGATCAGGAATAGTAATAACCACATATATGACCACCATTAAAAAGCGATTCACTAAAGTCATAAAGAACGCCACAACAGGACGTACTAGAACCGTTCACTACGGACAGGCTGGAAAAGCTAAAGATGGCGGTGATCGCATTCGCCCAGGAACTAAAAAGGGCGATGCCTATTGCGCTCGATCCAACAAGATCAAAGGAGATTGGAGAAAAGACCCCAACTCCCCCAACAGCCTTTCTCGCAAGAAGTGGAAATGCCACGGAAACAAGTCCATGCGATAATTTATGCCAAGAGTCAGAGACTACGCCAAGGAGTATAGGGATTACCACGGTAAGCCCGAACAAATCAAACGTCGAGCCGAGCGCAATGCTGCTCGTGCAAAGATGGAAAAAGCAGGCCGAGTCCGAAAGGGCGACGGAAAGGATGTTGATCATAAAGATCACCGAACCAGCAATAACCGCCGTTCCAACCTTCGGGTTATGTCGGCATCTAAAAATAGGTCTCGCCAATAATGACGATCCTCGATTTTAGATCGAACGAGGCTTTGGTGACTGTGTTTTCACAGCTTATCAAAGCTCCCGAATTCGAGTTGGCGATTAACACAATCAAAGACGCCTACCTGCCCATCTCTTCGGAGCCTCCTAAAGGGGTTTCTTTTGAGACATGGAATAGTCATCAGAATACCCGCCGTGAGGGGTTTTATGAGGCCATTCGTCTTATCGAACTCATGGCAAAGCCAGTCTCAAAACAAAAAGAAATTTCAACCCGTGGCCTTATGCCATCGCTCGTAAACGAAGATACTTATGAACCCGCAAACTGACGCAAACCCCGAAACTAGCACCATGATTCCTCCTCCGCCTGATTTGGCAGAGTTCTCCAGCAAAGGAGATACCGGAGGAACACAATCGTTCGAGGCCGCCACCGCATTTGGTGCCGCCTTCGATAAACTAAAAGACGAGGGTAAGCTGACTTTTGACGAACCCGCTCCATCAACTCCGGCATCGGAAGCCAAAGCCCCTAGGGTGGACGATGATCCAGGTTTCAAACCCTCCGAGATTGTCAAAGAGGAGAAAGCTCCCGCCAAATCAAAAGTAAAAGAACCTGTAAAGGAAGAGACTAAATCCCCCGCGGATTCTGTTTTCCCTAGCGCAGAGGATCTCGCAAGCATCATTTCCCCCAAGAAAGATGAGGCTACGACTGCCGAAAGCGATGAGATTCCAGAGAACTTGAAGGGTGCTACCAAGAAAGCCCAAGAGGCTTGGAAGGAACAGCGTGAGGCCATCAAAGCCGAGAAAAAACGAGCTGATGAGCTTGCCGCTAGGGTAGCCGAGCTTGAGAAACAGAAGATCGACCCCACGGAACTTGAGCGTATTCGCAAAGTTAACGAAGAGTACGAACGCGAGCTTCAGGTAGTTCGAGTCGAAGCTACTCAGGAGTATAAAGAAGCCGTCTTGGTTCCTCTTTCTAAGGTTCAAGAGTCAGTCACTGGCCTTGCCACAAAGTACGATATCAGCCCCAAGGATCTCTTTGAATCACTTGCGGATCCAGAAGGCGATAAAATCACCGACCTAGCGGCTGGAATGAACGATCGTGATCGTTTCCGTCTGTACGAGATGGCGGATCAATTCTCGAAAGTTCGCACTATCCGTGACCGAGTTGTCAATAATGCCAAACTCGCCCTAGAGAAGATTAACGCCCACCGTGAGGAGCAGGCTAAGGTTCAGATGGAAGAGGGTAGTAAAGCTTACTCTCAAGCTATCGAAACCATTGGCAAAACAATCACCGAAGCCAGCCCTATCTTTAAGCGGGTCGAAGGAAATGATGAGTGGAACAAACAGCTCGACGAGGCTGAAGCATTCGCTAGGAATGCACAGCTTCAAAGCCCTGATCCCGCTATTAGGGCAGGTATTGCTTGGAGAGCGGCTCTTTCGCCGATGCTCTTTAACCAAGTAACCAAGCTCTACAGCGAACTAAAGGAAGCCCAGTCACAGCTCGCCAAGTACACCAGTGCGAAACCGAAGGCTGGGGGAGGGGCATCACCTGCTGACGTAGCCGGTGGCGGTAAGCCTCAGTACGACGACTTCCTCGATGCCCTAAAAGGAGAACTCAGGTTTTAGTTTTTAAGATCTAAAATAACGCCCTAGGGTTGTGACTTTATTGTTGCACCCTAGGGTGTTTTGGTGTAATAACCTGACCATGCCGGTTACAGGGCAGTAAATCTGTGGCAACAAAAACTGCGTGTAACCACTCTCGACCGCACGAGGGAACAAGAACTACTACTCTTTGCCCACCTCAAATGAGGAAAGGGACAACAAAGTGTAATAACCCCATACTTTTCAAAAATCATGGCAGCTCAAACAAATATCGAGCAGTTGTTCGTTGAGTGGTCTGGTCTTATCCGCAACAACGTGGCTAAGAACATTGTCACCAGCGACTTCTATCTTAAATATCTTCCCAAGGAGCCTTGGGTCGATGGTCAGGGTACCGCAATCACCTATCCGGTGTACGAGCGTACTCTTCCTACCAACCCTGTTACCTTCTCCGCTTGGCAGTCGTCCGGTGGCGATGGCGTTATGAATCCTGGTCAGAATGCCGACGGATCTCCGTTTGCTTCCACCCAGCAGAACGCTGACGGTACTACTTCCATCAATAACCAGGGCGATACCTCAGTATCCGGTGGTGTTGCCGGAATCGTTGGTGGCGGATCCTATAGCGCAGGTAGCAACATCGATTCTTTCGGTGTTACCCTCCGCACTGCTTCGCTCAAGAAGGCCGCTCTGAACTCACCCAACATCGATCTGAATGACCTTCAGTTCGCATGGCAGGTTGAAGATCAGGTCAAAAACGTCATTCGTGTCCTCTCTGAGAACACCAAGTACGTCTGGACAAACGCCTATCAGGACGAGTACATCGCCGCTACGGGTGCTAAGATTATCGCCGCCGCTGGTCTTCCAGAGGGCACGACTAGCTTCCCGCTCACGGCTCCTACCAGCCGCCTCACCTGGGGTATTCTGGAGTACATCTACGAGCGTCTCGGCTACAATGGTGGTTCCATCAATCCGTTCATGCGTGTTGATGAGACGACCCCCATCTATGCAGTTGTCGGCGAGCGTTGGACGTTCCGTGATCTCCTCATGGATGACAACAACGTCCGTCAGGACTTCCGTTTTGCCTACCAGGGCGACAGCAACGAGAAGAGCAATCCTCTCCTTGCCGCTCCCGGCCTGAACGGTGTCTATCGTGGATTCAAGTTCTTCAACATCGAGCTACCCCCACGGTATGACCTCGTTGCCGGAGCTTGGGTGCGTCGTTTCCCATACAGCCCCCTTGCCACCACTCGTGGTGATGCTTGGGAAGTCCAGCAGGCTTACAAAGCCGCCGCTTACACGGACACGGCTGTGTACCATCAGGATGTTCTCAAGATCCTCATTCCGAAGCCAAAGGTTTCGGGTGGCGGAATGACCTACAATCCCCAGTATTCATGGACTGGTGAATTTGTATGGCGTAACATACCTGACAGGACATCTAACATCGATGGAAGCATCGGTTTCTTTAGGGCTTTATATGGTTATGGCCCTAAAGTTGAGCGTCCTGATCTCGGTTTCGTGGTGCGCCACCAGCGTGCCCCTCGCGGAATCTCTGATCTGGTTCCCGTCGGCACTCCTGACGCCAGCTACTAATTAGAACAGCCCCTCTACCTCAACTGCCCTAGAGCCTACAAAGCCCTAGGGTAGCCAGGTGGAGGGGCCTTCTACTTATGAAACCTCACAAATCACTTTTGATCATCGGCATCGCCGCAAAAAAACCTATGGAAGACGACAATAAGGTCATTGAATTCCCAGCCCCAAAAGGCTTCACCCCTCCCGATAACGCCAAAGAGGGTGATACCTTCGAGGCTCTCGCCACTCTGCGTATGCAGGCTGACGGGGTTCTTCAGCTTGATGCCATCGATGGTATGCCTGTGATGCACGACGCAAAACAGGAGATGATGGAAGATCAAGACCAGTCCCCTGAAGAAGATCAGCATGAAGCTGAAATGAACGAGGATCAGGAAAGCGCAACAAGCACCCAGCCTAGTGAAGACGAAGCTGATCAGGGTGAGGATGGCGATTTCTTGAAAGCCGTCATGGGCGGTCTGAAAAAGAAAGGGATGAATAAATAATCCCCTAGGGGATCTCAATGATCACCGATCCGAAGCGTCTTACCGACGGATTCAGGGGGTTACCAGATGGTATGGATGGCAGTCGCCTTCCGCCTCTGGTGCCTCCTACTTCCGTTTGGTATGCTGAGAACGTCTCTTTCCGAGACGGACTTGGTGCAAAGACCCGTCCGATTTTCAACGAGATCCCTCCTTCTTTTTGGAGGCCATCTGTTCGTGGAGACAACGGACAGCTAGAATCTACGGTACTTGGAGATCAAATAACGATTGCCGGATACGGAGTCACCACATCATCGAGCAGATACAACCTGTTCGTCCAACAAGCACTTAATTTTCAAGGAGTATATTTTTACAACGATCCTCGTTTTGGAAATCCTGCCCAAGTAATTGTTGTCAGTAGCGGCGTTATTGTGGCTCTTAACTTTGCCGCTAGAAGTTGTTTTGTTCTCAATTTAGATTCGACCGGGGCTATCAAGTTCCTCAATCCTTCTTTGCCTGTCTATATGTGTCAGGCAGGTAGATTTTTGATTATACAGAATGGATATGATACTCCTCAAATCTACGATGGGTATCAGTTAAGACCCTCAACTGCATTTGGGAATGGAGTTAATGTAGTACCAGTAGGAAAGCAGATGGCCTTTGGTCAAGGTCGTCTTTTTGTTGCAAACTCTGATGGTACACAGATTACCGCAGGGGATCTTATCTACAGCGGAAGTTCTGCTTCGGTAAACATTTCCTCAATTACTCCACCTTCTTTCAAGGTAACTGCCTCCATAGTACAACCTACAAGCTACCCTGTAACTGCTTCGGTAACTGGAACAACCTGCACATTGACAGGTACAGGGCTCCCGTTCACCGCCGGTAGCGTATTTTACATCACCAGTAACAATTCAAACGACTCTACGAATGCAGTTTTAGAAGCCAATTTTATTGTGGCATCAACTGCAAACGCCACGACAATTACCTATCCTGTACCTAATGGAACAAATGCTCCGGTAGGAAAACTTTCGATAAGCCAACCGATTGCAACGTGCACACTTTCTGGAGTTCAGATGCCTGTAGTTCCTGGAGCTAGTTTTTTAGTTTCTAGCGATAATACCTTGGATGTTTCAAATGGTGCCCTAGGGACATTTGTTGCAGGAACCCCCACAACTCCTACTACCATAACGTATCAAGTGCCGGCAGGCACGACATTACCTGTTGGTAATCTTATGGTGAACTATGGGTTCCCTGGCTATGTCACGGTGTCAACTGCAACACCTCATGGGTTTTCTGTGGATAGCGTCGTAACGATTCAGGGAACTACTACAACAGCCGCTTTGAACGGAACTTTTGTGGTTCAGCAGATCTTAAATTCTACGGCATTTACGATTGCGGTAGATGGCTATGCTTACGGGTTTGGTACCGGAGGAACTGTAACTCTGACAAACTCCGGTCAAGATACTGATCTTTTGAATTTTACAGAGACTACGTTCCTAGCCGAAGGGGGAAACCTATCCATCCCTGCTGATCTAGGAACCATTGTCACTATGAACTTTGTCCCCTTGCAGGATACTTCGACGGGTCAGGGTGACTTGGTCGTTCTTTGCAATCGAGGCGCGGCTTCCATTGCGGTAGCTGTAGAACGATCTCTTTGGAGTCAAACACCTGGATTTCAACGAGTTCTCTATCGAGACATTGGAGCTGTTTCCGATAGCACGGCTATTGTAAACGGGGACTTATTTTTCCGGTCTTTGGATGGAAATGGTATACGGTCATATCGAAGCGCACGAGCCGAGTTTACGGGGTATGGTCAGGTACCTATATCAGCAGAAATTGATCCCATTCTAAAACAAGATACTACCTGGTTGCTGGGAAACGTTTCTTTCCTTTACCACAACGACAGGCTGTTGATGACTTGCCTGCCTGAACAATTTCCTCCCCAAGCCGGAGACCCGTCGTCCATCAGCACGCTTCCTATTTACTATCGAGGAATTGTCGCTTTGGATTTTAGGGCGGTTGCAAACGGGCATCTAAGCGGAACTGCGAAACCGGCGTTCGATGGCGTTTGGACAGGGCAGAACATTCTTAGGATCTTTGGAGGTAATGATGCTGGTGTTAAGAGAGCATTTTTCCTTTCCTACAATACAACGTCAGTAGGCACACCTGGAGTAGGACTCTGGGAGATCGTTGAAACTGGTGAGTGCGACTTAGGTACTCAAGGGCCAATTCCAATTACAAGTACCCTGATAACCAGAGCATACAATTTTAACGAAAATATGGCTTTGAAAAAGCTGATCCGGCTTGATCTCTGGTTTGACTCCATAGAAGGAGGCCCAAACAGATCGGTAATCGGAAGCGTGTCGTATAGACCTGACGATTGGCCTAGTTGGATTCCTTGGGCAACGATTACTAAGACTTCAAATTCTGAGACGGTACCTGGCAATTACGCACTCTATCCCACACTTTCTGACGGATATGCACCGCAACTAAGGCTACCAGCTCCTTCCTACCCAACATCTTCAGCAGACGCTACAGCCAATACTTATAGCTCAAAACCTTCTGCCCTAGGGTATGATTTTAATTTTCAACTTTCTTGGACAGGCCATGCCCGTCTGGGTCGTTTAATGCTCCATGCTCTAGAGATCGTAGAGCCAGTCGGAGGAGGATCGATATGATCTTGCTTGTAACTCTACCCTAGTGTAATAACCTCATAACCTATGGCCTTAATCCCCGGAACCTTACCTACTGGAACGAATTTTCCTGGTACTCCACAGGCTCTCCTTAATCTTCTTTCCTCATACTTATCCGCTCCTCCATCATCTAGGCAGTTGTTTGTTCAGCCTACTTCCGTTGGTGTCCCTACTGATGGAACGGCTCTTTGGTACAACACCGGAGCCAATACCCTTAACGTATACTCTAACGGGAGCTGGAATACTCCGACGGTTGCCAACGGTGCTATCTCTGCTAGTGCTATTGCTACTGGTGCGGTAAATACCAATGCGATTGCTACCGGCGCAGTCACCACATCTACGATTGCCCTAGGAGCAGTTACTCCTGGTCTTTTATCGGCTGGAGCACCTAGCTGGACTACGCAGGGAGCTTTAACTGTCCCTGGTGCCGTTACCGCTACCAAGTTCTACGGTGATGGTACGTCCTTGACGCTACCGACGGCGGCTCAAGCCATACCTAGCGGAGCAATACTTCCGTTTGCTTTCAATACTACACCTTCTGGTTGGTTGATCTGCGATGGAACCGCCTATTCTAGGAGCACCTATTCGGCTCTCTGGACTGCGCTAGGAACTACTGCAAGCCCTTATGGGCAAGGCGACGGATCGACCACATTCAACGTGCCGGATCTCCAAGGGCAATTCATCAGGGGTTATGGAGGGAATTCTGCCGCTTTTGGAACTAAGCAAACAGATGCTCTGCAAGGTCACTACCATTCCGCCACAACAAACGCGAATCCTGCGCCTGGAATAGGAGTAACCTCTTTTAACAATTACGGAATCAATAACAGTCAATACGGAATTAACGGCGTTAATGTAACGTATAATGGAGCGGGTACCGTAACGGTTACAAGTCCCACGACTGACGGAACCAATGGCACTCCTAGGACTGCCGCGGAAACACGCCCCTCCAACATTGCGATGCTCTACTGCATCAAAGCATAATGAGCATTTCCATAGGAACAATCACACCTTTAGCTCCTGGCTCTAAGGCAACTGCAAGCCTTACAGGAACAGCACCTAATCAGGTTTTGAATCTTGGGGTTCCCCAGAACGTAAGCTCTGCCGCCTCTGTTCCTGTAGGCCCAACTCAGATTAACGGAGCATCTGTTCCGATCAGCGTGAACATCCTAGGTGCTAATGCCCTAGGGCAGATTGTGGATAATTCTTCCATTGTTCTTTCAAACAGCACAACGGGTAATGCCGCTACCGCCTCTGCGCCTCAAGCTGGTTCTACTTTGGCTTCTTTAATACCCGCTTCGTGGGGTTCTTTTACTAATCCTCTTGGGGGAGGCGCATTAACTAAAGGAGGTGGATATAACTTTGGATCAATTAGCACAGTACCTATCTCCTCGCTTCCATATCCTACATATCAAGCCTACAGCATAACATTCACAACTCCTCTAAATAATACAAATTATGCGGTTTTAGTTACGGGTCAAGGGTGGGCAAACATACAGAGCGTAAGCACTACCGGATTTGTTGTATCTTTTTATACCGCTTCATCCACCGGAGCGCTGTTAATCAGCAAGCCTCTTTTTGGGAACTTTGTGGTTTATTCTAATTAGTATGCCATCCGCCATCTACAATCTTATCTTTGACAAGGGTGCTGACTACAACTTCGGCCTTGTATTCTCGGATCAGAACGGAAATCCGCTTAATCTTACCGGAATAACGATTACTGCGCCTATTTATGCAAAAGAAGGGGATGCGAATCCTATTTCTTCTTTTGCAGTTACTTTGGATTCCTCAACCGTAGGACGAGCTATCTTCACCCTTTCTGCCACCGCAAGCTCTTCTATTATTTACAGCAAGCCTTACTTTGAAGTCTGGCTTCAGTATCCCTACAACGGAGCACATAGCCGCTACCTTAGAGGCATAGTCAACTTAGATAAATAGTATGAGCGGAGCCGTAAACGTCACATTTCAAGATCTAGTAAGCACTGAGACGATTGTGGTTGACTCAGGTGTTTTTGTTAACAATTTGCAAAACGCCTCGATAACTCTATTGCCACTTAGTTCTAATCCTACGGTTTCCATAACTGGAAATGCCCCTAATCAGTCAATTAACTTTGGCATACCCGCAGGTATTACCCAATCACAAGCCATCGCTTTTTCTGTAGCTCTATGAAACAAATCGCAACCTCATATTCCGTATCTGGAAACCAAGTAACTCTTACAGGTGTTAATGTACCTTTGTCTCAGGTTACTTTGATATCGGATGTAAGTACCGGAACAGTGCTTTATTCAGTGGCCGGCCCCGCCGCCACAAGTTACGTCCAAGGAACAAATTCGGTAATCACGTTGGCTACTGCTCCGGGATCGAATGACGGACTTTATATCGCTTATGATGATGGAGTAAAGACCACGAATGCCCCGACAACGGTAACCGCCAATGTAACTTTTCCTGCAACCCAGAATGTTTCTTTGGTTAGTTCCAGCGATGCTACTGCTATTCCGGTAACCGCAAGTAGTTTGCCTCTCCCTACAGGTGCCGCTACCGCAACAAATCAGGCTACTGAAATCAACTATCTCAATACGATTGCGGGAAATACAAACTCTGGATCTGCAATCACAGGGCAAAACCTAGGGTCAGGGTCGGGTGTACTAGGGTGGCTATCTTCAATTTACAAACAACTGACAAGCACTCTTGTCAGTCAGATATCAGATGGAGTCAACACCTCCAATAAGGTAACCGTTTCTGCTTTTCATAACCAAGATAACACCACTACTGGGACGGGTTATGGTATCTTGACGGGGGGAGTTGCTCAAGTTCTTAACCCTGCTGGCACAATCGATCGTCAGCGGAGTACCGGATTTGATAATATCCCTTCTAGAGGCGTGGCTACTGGGTCTCAACAGCTTGCCTCCGCCTTAATGTCTACGACAGTCACCAGCGGAGCAATCAATGGAAACAATCTCCCACAGAACGTGACTTTGGCGGCTTTGTCTTTTACCTTCCGAGGAGCAACCGGAACTATTCAACCTGGGTCTATCCTTTTGGTCGATGGCGGAAACACAAACCAAGAGTATGTTTATGTTAACTCAGTAAATACCGTAACTAATTCAGTTAACGGTATTTTCTACAATAACCATGCCGCTAATGTCACCGTATCGACTTACTCCTACAATCAAGCCAAAGATGCTACCCTAACTGATGGGTCTACAACTGCTGGGGTTCCGGCTGGAGTAATGTTTTTCTGGAACGCATCGTTGAATAACGGAGTTGGCGGTCTGGAGATGGAGCGTTCTTTCTCCGGCGAGCTTACTGGAGCCACGGGTCAAGGTGCCGCCTGTGCCGTTGTTTACGAGGATGCCAGTGGTGGCCCTGTACTAGCAACAGGAATACCTTCTGGAAAACGACTTTTCCAAGGTCAATCTATGGTCGGTAAAGGATACGCAAGTGCACCAATAACCGCTAGTGTAGCTGGAAATACCAGTCTTGTTTTCTCTTCGGCATCTGCCGCTCAGACAATTCCTGCGGGTCATGCTATTAGGCTTACCGGCGGCGCAACCGCTGAGACTGTGTTTTCTTCTAGCACATGGGTTCCAGGGTCAAGTGCCACGGTTCCGTTGCAGTCTGCGGTAGTAAATGCAGGTCAGACCACCGCTTCTTGGGACATCTATAGTGCAAATGGCCCCGGAATTTCAGGCTTTTTGCCGCACGGAATCGGAATTGAGGAAGAGGCAATTTTTGATCCGGTTACAAACCTTTACTACATCGAGCGTTCCGCAACTCAAGATGGAGTTTCTTCTCAGAATATCGTCCTAGAGTCACCTGGGCTGTGGAACGGGTCTTCAATGGATCGTGCTCGTGAAGTCATTGGAGATGCACAATCTGCGACAGGTCTTCCTGCTGAAGTTCCGATGCTGTTTAATGGAACAACATACGACAGGGCTCGTTCGGGGCAAACGGCACCCATTGCCGCGACAGGACTACAAAACGAGATTACTATGTCAGTGTATAATAGCACTGCTCCAACTGCCACAAGTGGTCAAGCGGTACCATTACAGGGAGACTCTGCCGGAAGGTTACTCGTAAAAGACCATAACGCCGCCGCCTCCGGTAGTGCATTTCTCACAGGAACTGGATCTGCTACGGGCAACTTCTATGCAGTCCAAGTGCTTACCAACACCATATTTGCAACTCTAACGGATTCAACTCGTACTGGTTCAACTATGACGGGTGTAACGATACCGGCTGGAACTACTTTCTTCGGTAACATTACCTCTATTGCTCTTACCAGCGGAACGATTATTGCGTACAACGCTTAATGCCCTCCCTAAGCCTTAAACTAGCCCTAGGGGCATCGATTGGCGGGATTTACACTTCGCCAGTCACATCAGCCCCCACTTGGACACCTTACGGGAGTTATACCGCAGGGCAGTATGTTTGGTATTCCGGCAACATCTACCAATGTTCTTTGGCAACTTCTTCGGTTGTTCCTACCAACCCTTCAAACTGGCTGATCATTGGTAGCGGTTCAGTAATCTTTGATTCTATCTCGACTACTTGGTTTAACGCAGTTTCCGCCGCAGGATCTTCTATTTCTGCCCAAAACCAGATATCGATTAACACGTTCTTGGTATCGCTGAATAACGCAGGAGTATGGAGTTCAATCCAACAGGCAAACCTGCTTGTCGGGCCAACGTCTATTGCGGGTGCGCTAGTTCCATTGGCGGGTACTGTAACCAACAATAACTTTGTTGCGGCAGACTACAATTACCTGACGGGGCTTATGGGCAATGCAGGAAACAAGTATTTGATTACCGGATACGCTAACAACTCAAACGCAAGCAAGCATATGTACGTCTGTGCTACGTCCATGCCCACAAAAACAACGGCCATGTTCTTTATGGGGTCTGGAAACACTTCGGGAGACGGTAGGATAGAGATGCCGACTGGCGTGGGTAGCGGAATCTCAATGGGTCTTAGCTGTACCACTACGAACTATACAAATACCCTCTCGGCTACCAATGGTTTTGGAATGAACCACAACAGTTCTACTACGACGATTCCGTACATTAACGGTAACCTCACCACAATCACCGGAACTGCTCCCACCCAAACCACCGCAAACTATGGAGTTTTCTGCGGAAATACGGCAGGTGCGAGTGATGCAAGGATTGCTTTTTATTCCTTGGGGGCTTCCGCATCTATCCCGATCATCGATACCTGCGTAAAGACTCTTCTAACCGCTCTTGTATGATAAATGATACCAGAGTAATATCCGCATAACCTATGGCAACCCTGTACACAACTGCTCTTCAGATTCTTGCACCCGTCGTGGACAACGGCGTGTTGCCAGGTGACCCTAGGGTGGCCGCTCGCCTGGATGAAGCCCAGCGGAGGCTGATCAATCAGTATAACTTTGTTTCTGCCAGGGAAGAATCACTAGAAACCGCCCTAGTGTGGCAAGCCGGTGGAACTAACCCAGGATTTGCGGACTCCACGTTGATTCTTGATGACATCGATTCAACAAAGTTGATGGTTCTTTGTGCTTTTCGAGAAGAAAACAACCAGATCGATATGGCTGAAGGGCTTGAGAAAAAAGCTTTTGGTTACGTCGAGCGTGACATTGTTGATAACGTAAGTAGGGCTAGATACGCCCTTTTTTCTTCTTTGGCTTTGTCTGATCAAAACACTTTCGGTGGTTTGGTGGGGCGTATCGGATTGGAAACCTTTGAAAGTTACAAAGCACCTAAAGCCCGTCTTCAGAGTTTTGTTAATCAGGGATACCAGCAGGCTATCGACCACTACAATTTCATCGTTCGTAACGAGCAGGCAGAGCTTGCTGTAATGAGCTACAGCCCACTGGTTAACGATACCGACGCATTTCCCCAGATTCTTCCGGCGGAGGTTATTCGTGGGTTTGTACTTTCCATGCTGTCGCAGAATGCTGACAGCGAAGTCCAATACACCAGTGGAAAAGAACTTCAAAACTTCAAGGCGGAGGCACAACAGCTCATCGAGCGTAACGTACAAGCCGCAATCCAACGCCAAAGGTATGAAAATCGTAAGAACAACTTTGAGACCTTGGATCCATCTACCTTCGGATATCACTGGGGTCGCATCGGATTGGATCTAGCGAACGGGCTCCAATACTCCGATGATCAAATAAAACGTGCTGTAAATACCGCCGAAGAACTTCTGATGAACGCCGGCAAGTGGGTTGGCACCATTGATACATACGTTCTTCCGGTTGTTACGAGCGGTGAGGTTTTCCTCCCTAGGGAGGTTGAGACTGTTTTGTTCGCACAATTTGGAAGCAATCCCCAACCTGTCTACGATCGATTCAACGAATGGATGATGGAAGGAAGCGGATTGAGAACCGACGACCAACCTTGGCGGTATTCGTTTATCGATCGCGGCGAGGGTATCGATCCTATAGATGGGCATTTGAAGCGAAAATACTTTGTGAGTTATCCAGACGATGCCGGAGCCAGCATGGCTGACCGATACGGGGGAGAAGCCTTTGCACCTTATTAAACCATGAGCACTCCTGTAACTGTTAACATCTCTAATCAAGTATATGCGTATATGCCAAACACGGCATTTTCCGCTGTCTACTCTACAACACCGGCAAATGTAACTTGCTCGGTAACCTACACTGATGCCCTAGGGAACGTAACGACATCAGCTCCTTCTGCCATAGGTAACTACACTGTTACGGTTACTCCGACTCAATCTGGGTACACGGGATCTGCCGCAACCGCTATAATGACAATTAGCATTGTTACCATTTTAGCTAAAAAGCGACCCATAGCCCATGTAGCTGATTCGGAAACCATGATTCTTAGACACTATCGGGCGATCCTTGAGACAGTTCAGTATATTCTCTCTGATGGAAAAGCCGGAACGCTCGACAGTCCTAAGCAACTTTTGGCGGCTCAAGTTAGCCAAAACTACTTTAAGCAGAACATGAACTCACCTCATAACAAACGAGTTGTCAGTTTCCGATAACTGGTGTAATAACCTTGCAACCTTTTTCATGGAAGCCCCTGTACCTACACCAGAACCCGCCCTAGAGTCAGAGTACCTGATTGACCAGTTGGAGGCAGGCTTGGCTTCTAATCAGGAAAATCTTGTCGATCTTCCTCTGAAGCATCTCTTTACGCCGGGGCTTTACCTGCGTCAAATCTTCATGCCAGCCGGTTCCGTTGTGGTTTCACGACGCCACCTTACCGAACATCCCTTCATTGTCTTAGAAGGGGTAGCGGAAGTCTTTGACGAAAAAGGTGAGTTTATCCAGACCCTAGAAGCTCCTTTTGTCGGAGTTACAAAGCCAGGTACCCGCAGGGTTCTCAACATCATCAAGGACTCTGTATGGCTCACGGCTCACGTTACAGACCTCACGGATCCTAATGAGATCGTTGCGACCATTACGGAGCACAACAACAAGCTCATGCCTGAAGGGTTCGTGGATCAGGCTTTCGAGAACACAAAGGAGTTGCCGCTATGACAATGGCCGCTATTGGAGCTTCGGTTGCCGTCGGTGCCCTAGGGGCTGGGGCTAACTATTTGATCGGACAGTCAAATAAACCTAGTGCATACAACCCAGGAGCAAACAATTTCCTAGCACAGCAACAACAACAGGCACTATCCGATCTTGCGGCTAAGTATCAAGGTCAGGTTGCCGGGTATGGTCAGAACTTCCTCACCGCAGAACAGGGACTGGCTAACACATACGGAACTCAAGGTGCAGGAGCTTCTACGAACTACCTGACCAACACAGGCAATTACCTTAGCAACTACGGCAACGACATCTCGAACCTTGCGATGGGGGCTCCACAGAATGAGCTAAACGCCGCGCAATCAGGGTTGGGCTTTAACGTAAACAACCTAGGGCTCTACGGGGGCATTGCCAATAACCTCTCTAACCAAGCCCAGAACTCTCAGATTGGCCTGGTAAATAATGCGTTACCCTCGTGGCAACAGCAGTATTCACAAGGAATGGAGAATGCAGGCCAGATGCAACAGGGTCTCATTGCCTCAGATGTTCAGGGCAACGTGGGTCGCACCGCCGGATTCAACGCTCTTCAGTCAGGTGTAGGTGGGGGGAGCGGATTGGGTCGCAACCTTACCGCTCGTGATCTGGGGCTGACCTCGATGCAACTGCAACAGCAGGGAACGGCGCAAGCCCAGTCCCTAGGACAGCAACAGTATGGAATGGAGGTGGCGGGACTGCTTACCAACCCAAATGCCATCTACAACAACTCTGGCGTAAATTCTGGTCAGGCCATGAACGCAGGTGCCCTAGGGACGAATATCGCCGCTACTGGGCTACAGACCGGACTTCAAGGAGGTCTCTCTACTCAAGGAACAAACTTCGGAGGTTTGATGAACCTCTATGGGAACGTCTTCAACACCGGAGTCGGTGCAAACCAAAGCGTGATGAACGCAGAAGCGGCGGCGGCGGCACAGGCGGCGGCACTACAGGCTCAAGGAATCACTGGAAACTACGGAACCCAGATGAACGGCAACCTGATGCAGTACCAGTCCAACAACGCACTTTCTGCGTATAACACGCAGATGCAACAGGGGCTTGTCAACGGCTTGACCTCGGCACTAGGAAGCGGGATCGGGGCGTACAACTTCAACAACGCCCTTTCCAACCTAGGAGGAGGAAATCCATACGCCAACACTTTCAACGGAGGGCCACAACCTATGTCCAGCGGATTCTACCCCACTCAACAGGCCGCGCTAACTGCGGCTACAGGAGACAATGGGCTAGTAGGAAACGTAAGCCAATACGGCACAGGGCAGTGGTATATCGGAGGATAATATGGCTGAAGGATATATTGCACCAATAGTACCGAATGACATTCAGACTCCAGGTTGGAACTGGAACCCGTCCACTGCGTATCTGAATGCGATTCAGCAGGGAGAAGACGAAGCGGCTAAAACTGCAACCGCCGCCCGTCAGTACCAGCTTCTTCCGATCCAGTTAGCCTACGAGCAAGCCAGAGCAAAGTATTACGATGCGAGGGCAGATAAGTACGAGAAGGATATAAATACCGAGTCTCCAATCTTGGATCTAAAAGGAGCCGCAGGTTCGTCCAATGCTATAGACGAAATATCCCCTGATCTTTTGAAGCAAATGAACTTCAAATCGGCTGATGATATGGGAGCCGGAGACACAGGAACTACTGCGTCAAATGATTCAAAAACACCCGGCACAACTCCAACTGATTCAGAAATGGATTCAGCGGCGGATAAAAGCAAAAATCCAGCCCCTCCGAGTGGATCAGGCTACGGATCTCTAACTACAGATGATTTGATCCATCTTGGTATCGACCCTAATACTCCCCTAGGAGCAATCATAACCGCTCCAGGTGCACCTTCTACAGGAGATGCGCTTGCCACTATCGCGCAAGGACTTCCAATCACTCCTGAGAACCTAGGCGCAAATTCTCCGGCTAGACTAGCAGATCAGACCACGAGTTCTTCGGGGGATATGCCTACTGCCGCATCTGATGTAGGGATTTCACCTGTTCAATCTGCACAGCTTGCCGCCGCAAATGCAGTACCCGATAGGCTTCAGGCCAATAACCCTTTGGCAGATTTTGCTCACGGAACTGATCAAACTCCAAAAACCCTAGGACTTGGAGGCGAACAAATTCTATCAGGAAGCAAAGGGGTTCTAAACATCGCTGACGCATTGAAGAGCGACGCAAGCACTACTCCAAAAAACGATGGTTCGATTGGCAACAAGATTTCTGCGTATGACACCGCTATGAATCAACTGGCTCTAAGAGCCACGATGGCAAAGCAGGATAGTTTGAGGTACGGAGCACTCGCCAGAGCTACCAGCTCCAAGGATCCTAATCGCATACCACTACTTCAAAAGGCATTCAATGCCTCTGCGGAATCCGATAAGTATGCAAATACGGGTCAAATCCTAGCATTGCACATGACGCAGGAAACCGGACTTGCCCCCCAAAACATCGAATATCTTCGCACGTTAAAAGATCCCAACAAGATCAATGCGATTCACTCGTATGTTCAGAACGGAAAAGCTCCTGACTACGCATCAGCCGCACAGCTATTTACCGCCGAAAGAAATGCCGCAAGTAAACAGGTAGACCCAGCGGCACAGCAGGCTCTTCTTACAAAAATGCTCGGAGACCTTAAAAACGTCACCGATGTAAAAAACTCAGGTAACGTCACCGGAGACAACTATGTCAAACTTCAGGCGCAAGAAAATGCGTTGACCGACCAAATCAACAAATTGACTGGAGTTCAGCCAGCGCAGTCTTCGCAGTATGTTGATCCGCTAGACAAGTTCAACGGAATCAATACAAAACTCTCCGCGCTGAACGCTTCAGGCGTCAAAACCACGGATCTTGATTTAGGAGGAGGGACTAAGCTGACAGGAATTGCTACTGACCCAAACAAGGCGTCAGCGATTATACGGCCTGAAATTATGAAGGCGGCGGCGAACAATAACGCCCTTTACGATATTCCTCACTTCAAGCTCGATACGAATACGCCAGAGGTTCAGAGGTTTATTCAGGATTACAATCAAGCTCCGGCAGGTAAGAACTACGTCATTACAGGGCTACCTGGAATGATTAGGAAAGATCCTTCAATCACAGCCCAGCAGGTATTGGCTGACCATTTTGGTGTGTCTTCAACCCCAGCTAAAAAAGAATCCGAAAAATCTAGTTCTTCGACAACAGCGAATTCTGCAAACCCACTCTTGGTGGATTACACCAAAGACCTATCCCCCGATAATCCTCTGAAGCAACCTACTCAAAACGCAAACGTAGAGGCGGCAAAACAAGAAGCTAGTGCTCAAAAAGCACAGATGGATTTTAAGACATCGCAGGCCAAACAAATGGCGATATCAAACGCTAAAGCTCAACTAGCACAAACCCAGCAAAAACTAGCAGAGATTCAAAACTACTCAAAGAGTAGCGACGCGGGTTTTGGCATATTCTCAAATACATTTGCTCATAACTATGAAGCGTTGAAAGCACAGGAAAAACAGCTCTCCGATTACCTAGCTTCCAATAAATAATAGTTATGTCAGACGATACAAATTCTTTACTACAGGATCCTAATTGGTTGCAGAGTATCGGTCAGGAAATACCTGGTACTTCCGATGCGCCAGAGGATACCGCTCAATTATCTCTAGAGGAGAGGTTGGCAAGGACATCAGGAGGTATGCTCCCCCCTAAACCAACTTCGTTGGTCGGTGAGATCGGAAAAGGTATTGCCGCAGGAGCCCGTGATCTTTACGGAACAGCAGGAGGTTTGGTTGGACTGGCTGGAGATGCCCTAGGGAATCAGGACGTTAAAAATTTTGGATTGGGCATTTACCAAGATCAGCAGGAGGCCAATCAGCAGAACAATGCGCCGGCGGTATCGAGTATCGGAGAGGCAACAAAGAGCTTTGGAAACTTCGCTGACTACGCCGCCTACAATCTTTCAAAGGGACTCACGGAGATGGTTCCCATGCTTGCCGCCGGTGGAGTCGGTGGAGAAATCGCAGGTAGCCTAGCCGAAGGAGCCGTACAGAAGGCTGTCCAATACGGAGTTGAAAAGGGGCTTTCGCAAGAGGCCGCCGAGGCCGCAGTAGCCGCTTCTGTTCGTCAAGGCGGAGCAGAAAAAGCCGCTCAGAGTTTCAGCGAAGCCTTAGCCCCGACGATGGGTGAAGACGCCGCCTCTAAGTTCGGTGAAGAAGCGTTTAAGGCACAATCCGCCAAGAACACGGCATCTTTTCTAGGGGCACAGGCCGGAAATGCCGCCACGATTATTCCTCAGTCCGTTGGTGATGAGTATGGGCAGACCAAAGACGCCGAGACTGCCCTAGGATATGGCACGGCAAGCGGAGCATTGAATGCTGTCGCTATGGGTATTGTTGCCGCTCCTGCTTTCCGATCCATGCTCGGAATCGGAACGGAAGCCGCCGCAAAGTCATCGTTCCTGAAGAGTGCCGCAACCCGCATCGGTACTGATACCGCTCTCATGGTAGGTCTTGCCTACCCTAGCACCTACCTGAATCAGGAGGCACAGGCATCGGTAGATCCAAGTTTCGATATCAATAGCCCTGAAGCCCAGAAACAGCGCATGGAATCAGTAGCAGGCGGGGCTCTTCAAGGTGCCGCTTTTGGTGGACTAGGTTCCCTAGAGTTCCTGCATAATACTGCCCCCCTTACCGCAGACGCCCTTCAGAAGATAACTTTCACATCAAAGGGTGAACAACCTGCACTGACGCCAGAAAAACTACCGGACAACGCAACTCCTCACACGGTATCGCCGGAAGTTACCATCACGGATCCTCGTACCGGCGAAAGCATCAAGGCTCAGAAAAACAACACGGTCGGAAAATGGACGATCAATCATCCAGATGGATCGATGACCATTCTGAATACCGAAGACCCCAATAACACCCATGCGGCTACCCTAGAGTTGCTGGCACAGGAGGAGTTGGACAAGCTCAACAACAAATCAGAAGAAGATAACAACGAGAGTTCTGAATCTGAAAAGCTTCCAGTTGCGACTACCTCTGAACTGCCGGCGGACACATCCGAGTTCTACCCTGCTTCCTTCCCAACCGCATCGGGTCAGGCATTTGCCGGTCAGCCAGCGGAAGAATCAACCGCGGAGCCGGTATCCTCTACGGAAACCCCAACTGAAAAGCAGAAGTTTGCAGAAGCAGGCCAAGTCCTAGGACAACTTGCGGCTAACAAACAAGATACCAGGACGGAATTTCCTGTAGGAACAATCACTGAGTCAACCAGGGATCCAAACCTACTATCTTCAGCACTTCAAAAAGTAACAGGAATCGACCTAGGGTCACAGGTATCGGAGAAAAAAGCACAAGCCGATGCGGCTGTTGCCGCTTCTAAAACACCAGAAAACTTCACCCAAAACCTTCAGGTGGGTGATCCCGTATCCTTCGATCACCCAGAGCTAGGTAAAGTCGATGCAGTGGTCACACAGGCCGAAACCCCAAGCGAGCACGGACTGCCCGAAGCAGATTCAATAAAAGTTCAATATAATAACCCTGTAACCGGACGTAAAAAAACACAGGTTATTCCTCGCTCAAGCTGGAGTCGCATAGAGGCACCAAAGCCAGAGGTTCCGACAACGGATGAAATCGTAAATACCGCCCTAGGGGATAATCCAACACCTCAGAAACTCCAGCAGTCAGGGATGTCCAACATCCGTGTTGAGGGCGATCAGCAAAGCCCAACGGCAGTATCGGGAGATATTGTTCTTAAAGATGGATTGCTTCCGTTCAATGAGAACAAGAATCGAGAGAATGACCCGATCCATGCACTGCTTGATGAAGCCGGAAAGACGGGAGATTACTCCAAGGTGGTCGCAACCGGAGCCCTGCCTGCTCGTTACGAATCAAAATCAAAAAAAACCCACGGAATTTGGACGGGCGGTGAGCTTTCTTCTGCAGATCGGATTGCCCTACTTAACGCGGAAGATGGCGTTACAGACGGAGGAAGATCAGCTTCAAAGGCGCAAGAAATAAAGAACAGATTAGAAAAAGTAAAAGAAACCACGGTTCGGCAGATGAACCAAGGTCTACGGGTTCTTGCTCCGAAAGGATCGATTGCGCCTCCTGGATTTGAATTTACCAAGCTACCAAATGGCTTGATGCAAGTTACCGCTGTTCACGATTACCTTGGAACATCATGGAGAATGCGAGGAGCTTTGGATCCGGTAATGACCAAAGCTAATGGTCATCCTACCTACTTTCCAGGAAAGCCAGACACGTTCAGCGTGGACGTTCCAGTTGGGATCAAAGGCAAATACAGCCAGAAGCGAGGGCCGGACATACTTACAACTAGGTTCAATACGCCAGGTCTTCGTGCAGAGCGGTCTGATATTGCCCGTGAAGGTCACATTACCCGCAGGGAGAATCAGGAAAATTCTGAAAACTCGGAGATCCAAAAGAACCCTCTGAACCATACCGAGTCGCAACTGTTAAACACGGTGGCGGGTCGTGCCCTAGAGCATATCGATAACAGCACTTTCCGAGATTCAGTTAAGGAAGAAGCCAAGTCTGGGGTCGTGCCACGCCTTGCTCGTGATATCCGCAAGAGCGGAAGAAAAGCACCTGAACCTAAAAACGATACCCAGAAGTCTTTGACTTCAATGCTGTTCTCAAACATAGCGAGGATCGCACGAGCCAAGATTGAAGGTGCATCCGACAAGGCTGATGAGGCGGTTGTCCGTGCCGAACAACGAGGTGTAGGTCGTGCAGGTAAAAGCGAAAAAGGCGAAAAGGGAGTTCCGCTTATGCGGAAGGTCAATGGATCCGTGCAAGAAGACGATCTCGCAACCGCAAAGAACCTTTCTTCAGGTCTTCTAGAAAAAGGGATCAAGGTACAAGACTCAGACTACACAAGCGAAGGTCTAAGGAAAATTGAACAGCACTTTAAGGATACGCTAAACAAGGGTGCCGAAGAAACAGACTATACCACCAAGCAGTTGATGGGCATGGAAGCCCTCCTAGAGAAAATAAAAAACAGAACTTTCAACAGGGATGACTTTAGATCTGCCGTAGAGCAAAAGCTGATAGACGCACCAAAGTCATATACTGTAGCCAGAGGAGATGTAGAATCTTCAATCGCAGGGAAAACAATACCAGGATCATCTGGAACACCTGGCGGTGGAACACTTTCCGGTAGCGACGCTTCAAAAATAGAAGAACGTATCCGTAATAATGCAGGCCGTAAGTTGACCGATAAGGAATACTCGCAGGCAGTTCAGTCTACCCTAGAACAGGCCAAACAGCGTCAAATGAAACTGACCAAGGCCGACAAGACTCATCTCACTTCGGTGATGGAATATCACAAGGTGGCGGCTCCTAGGTTGTCGGAAAACAATGTTTACGCCGCATCAAAACAGGCACTTCTCAAGGCTAATGAGAAAACTAAAACTGCCGGCGCACGATCACGGACGTTCTTATCCATTGACGACCCAAACACAGGGTTGTCAGACCTTCACGATGAAGGGGATACCCGCATCGAAGGCGATAATTTTTCAGAGCAAACTACCGACACACAGCCTAAGCCTGTAAGCGACGCAAATCAGGGAGACACAGTTCTAAAAAGTCTTTCTGATCTTCCAGATGGTGTGGGTAGCGACACTCATCCAGCATTCCAAGGTCTACCAAAAGCAAGTAGTGACTTTATCGATAAAGTCGGAATGGATGCACTAGAGCTTCACGAAGCCTTGATTGCGTCGAACAAAAAGTCAAATCTCACCAAGGCTCAACGCAACACTTGGAACAAAATTAAGAAAGAAATTTATGATAACGAAACCAACAGAAGAAACGGAGGAGCCAGAGGTTCCGATGTCCAAGTCGGCGAGGGTTCAACTCCTGTCTCTGGCGATGGCGAAAGCACATCCGACGGATTGGAAAGCCCTGCCAGATCAAGTGAAAATGAAGCTACAGCAGGGGGATCAGTCGGGTCTGGCGGATCTACTGAAGACACAGCCGGAAGCGTTTCAGCATCCGATGCTACAGCACCACGAGGATTCAGCTTGGGAGCATCTCCTGAGCAATCCAGAGCCCTCTCAGCCGCAGTAAAGAGCCGACTCGTTCAGTCGGCAGGGCGACTCTCCGATGCGGAGATCGCAAAGATGTCGCCTGAAGAGATCGACAAAGCGCATACCGCGCTAACCACGCAGGCCGACTCAAGCTCGGCCCATGCTAATGAGCGCATTGAAAGTGCCGCTCCTAGGGTGGAGGATGTGGTCAACAAAACCCTAGGAGAACTTGTAGCCGGTGCCAGGGAGGAAAGTATCAGGAGAACGCCTGCCGAAAGGGCACAGATCATCCGTAAAAACTACGCAGACCTGATTCGCTCTGGTGCTTTCCGTTCCCCTGCCGAATTCCTCACTAGGGTGGCTTCCGGTAAACTAGAAGGAGTTCCTAGCGATCTCGCCCTTGTAGCTCGAACCATGTTGTCGGGAACCAAGGTTGACTGGAACAAAGTTGCCACGCAGATCGGTCGCTTCACCGACAAGACCAGCCCCACAGGAGAAGCTCCTTGGAGCGGACTGGCGACAAAGCAGGGCAAAGGACACAACGTAGCCCTTAACCTGAACGCCCAAGCCGATAGGGGAATCATCGGAACGTATATCCACGAACTCCTCCATACGGTAGAGCGAGACAAGATCACGGGTAAAACAAAGCTAAACCCAACCGAATCCAAGGCACTTGATGAAATCAAGTCAGCCTACAAAGCTTTTTTGGATCGTGCGGGGATTGCCGGAACTCCCGCCGAGATCGAAGCCAAAGCCCGTGAAATGTCTCAGGGCAAAGGCGAGAACGATTACGGATATACTTTCCTGCGTAGCCCGGAAGAATTTGTCCGGGGAATCCAGGAGAGCCCGGATCTCCATGCCCTAGGGCAGTCCCTGGGATTGGATTACGGAGACGGCAAAGGCCCTCTGAAAGGTACCGCACGCAAGGTTTACGGAGCACTTACAGAGCTGGTCTCTGGGCGCAAAGCAGATCAAAACTCCCCTCTGGTTCGTGCTTTCAGTTCTGCATTTGACCTGACGCATAGCAATCCTAGGGAGAACAAAGCATCTCCGTTGCACGCAGAGATGAAGGGCTACGAGCGTCGTGAATCATGGATCAGGGATCAGATCGAACAACGCAACCTACGCGGAACGACCAATGATAGGACGGCTCTGATCAAGGAGTGGAACTCCAAGGAAGGAATTAAAGACGTAGAGCCGGCCAAGGAGAATTCAAGTGGAGAAACATCTCCCAAGGAAACACCAACTCCGACGGACACAAAGAAGCCGGATGAGGAGGAGCCGCCTGCGCCACCAGCCGGATCAGATAAGGGGCCTGAACCAGAGCCTCCTACTCCTGAACCCCCGAAGCCAAAACGAGGAAGGCCAAAGAAAGAAAGCACTCCGGTAGAGCGTAAGCAGGTGGCTGAAATAGCACCGGCACCTGAACCCCCTAGGGTGGAGCAGAAAACCGAAAAGCCGGCTGTCCAGGCAAAGAATGAGGAGGAGCCTGGAGAAACTTACTCGCAAGCAGATCTCCAACGACTTGCCGCTACTGCATCTTATGAGGAGTGGAAGAAAGCCGCTCAATCGGACGCTTCGGAGTGGGGTGGGGCTCCTACAAAAGAAGCGTACAGTGCAATGAAAAAGGTGGGGGCTCGTATGCTTGCCGGCAAGGAAACTCCTTTGGAGTCACCAGCTCGCGAGTCCCTAGGGGAATCGATGTTGCGCCTAGGGCGCGAGAAGGGTCAGGACATGTTCCGTCTCCCCCAAGAACTCTCAAAGAGTGATGACCTGACGGAGGTTCTGAATTCCACGGGTAGCAAATTCTCTTCATTCGATGCCTATGGCATGAAGCTGATTTCTGAAACCCCGATCAAAGGAGATATGGTTCTTTTCCCTGCTACCGACGGAAAGAGAAACGATGGATACTCTGACGGAAAAGTAATCAAAGCCGAGAACGGCGTCCTTACGATTCGCCCAACAGACAAAAGCCCAGACTTTCAACTGCCAGAAACACAGGCGGTTGCCGCAAAGGGATCAGTTCGTCTGTACGATGATTCAGTACCTCACAGCGAAAAAGATAGCCTGACAATCGATTCTTCCGACGGAGCCAACGGAACAATCCGTAAGGCTTCCAGCATTTATCAAGCGATCTACCAATGGGCTCACAACACCGGACAGAAGGTAGTTCCTGACACGACGACCTCATGGGCGGGTCATTTCCGTAGGAACGCACAACAGATCTCATCTGCAATACGAAACCAAGATGCAGAGCATTTCCGGCCTACCATCGATCAGCGTAGCCGGATGTTCCCAAACCTCGACAAGGATGGATCCCTGCGTAAATGGGAGAGCCTAGATACCGCAGGAAAAGTCTCCGCTTTAATGCGTGCCGAGAAGAGTTATATTGAACAAGCCGCACCCGAACTTGTCTCACATAGCTATGACCCAGCCACAGGAAACTTTACCGACGAGAACGGAGCATCAGTATCCATTCACGACATCCGAAGCAGAATTACTGAGGGACTTGCAGAGACGAAAAATGACGGGACTCCTGACCCTTTCCGAGTCGGAGAGGCAAGTCTTAGGAGATATCTGGGTGCGACGAGACCCGCGCTTGAAAACGCTGACGGACTCACAGCTTACAGCGCAGATAATAGCGGACATCTAGACAAAGCCCTTTATTCGGAGGAACGCCCTAGTGTCGTCAGGGACACATTAAGGAAGGTCGGTTCGATCATCCCAGAGGGGGCAAAGGAAACGCTATTTGGTAAAGACATCTCCTCCTACAACGGAGTGAAAACTAGGTTGGCCGGACTCTTTACCGGCCCAGACAAGGGCGTAAACAAAAACGTATCGTTCAGTCACCAAGTGGCTCAGGGCATCAAGCTGAAGGCCGAGAACCACATCAAGTACGCAAATAGGTTGTGGTCTGAAGCCCTGAAGAACGATTACGGCAATAAGATATCCGAAGCGCAGTTGCTTGAAGCACGAACCGCCCTAGGAAACTACGGGAATCCCCTGACCGACCTTGACGTAAAACGTGTCAACGAGGAGCAGGCAAAGAACGGGAGCGAGGCGGCAATCAAACTCGCCAGGGAACTTACGCAAAAGAATCGTGAAACTTACCGGGACGAACAACAAAAAGCTCTGGATTCGCTACCCCCTAGGGCACGGGCGGCTATCGTTTCTTTCCGTGATGGCATTGACTCGTTGCAACAGGAGTTAATCCGGCAGGGCGTGGTCAGTGGTGATCTCAAGGCTACCCTAGAGGAGAATCATGGAATCTATATTACCCGATCCTACGACCATCTGGATGCCGGTTTGACCCATGACGACATGGTCAAGAAGAACCCAGAGCTGGCACGCCGTATGGAGACCAGCACCCGTAACTTTTTGGCAAAGGAAAGGGCGCCGGAGATTCTTAACGAGAACCGCAAGGCCGGCGGAACAATGACAAAAGAGGAGGCACTTCAAGTTGCCAAGGATCAGGTTACAGAGGAAGAGGTTCACGATTCGTTGAACAGGCTTCTAAACCCTAGGGAGAATTCTTTGGATCGCCGGTTCACGATTGGACAGTTCCCTGGTCAAAAAGACCTGAGCACTTTCCTGAAACGCGGAAACCTAGAGGATGACCTCAAGCAGTACCTAGGGGAGCGAAAGGATCCTGCAACTATCGCCGCAGACACAATGGGCAGGCAGGCCGCAGTTCTGGCAAATCATAAGTTCCTTTCAGACCTTCGGGAGTCCGGCCTCAAGGATGGTTCGCTATATGATCCGGCAGATCCAAAGAACAAAGGTAGGTCAATCCCTCACAAGTACGTTCCTATCGCTTCGATCAATAACGAATCATTGGCTCCGCTCAACGGCCTCTTTATCCAAAAAGAAATCGGTGATGGACTGCTTCGGATGCTCCCTAGGATGGGCGCAAGCGACACGCCTTGGTTGCTCGATCTCTTCAAGAAAGTCACGGGTTACTCGATGGGCGCAAAGACCCAGTTCTCGCCGGCGGCGCAGGTTCGTCACAATGTATCCAACCTCCTAGGGTTGGTGACCACCGCCAACTGGCATGGTGGCCTAGTTCCAAAAAACCTGAAGGAAGCGTATGGTAAGATCAATCCGTTCAGCTCCCTAGAGGACGCACGCAACAATCTTCCAGAGATCCAAAGGCTAACCGAGCTAGGTCTGCTCCACCAGTCAGAGGCAAACCGCCTGCTACATGAACTCATCGATGGTAATGAGAACGGAAAACAGACTCCCCTAGGGGACTTCCTACGCAAGATTGCCTCCCCGCTGAACAAGATCGGGGATACCGATATCCGTGGCGTGAAGCTAAAGCATCTCCCTGAAACCCTGTACGGAGTTTCGGATGCGGCTTACAAGGTTGCCATCTTCTACGGCGAGCGTCAGAAATACGCAAACGCCCACCCAGAATGGACGCCGGAGCAGGTAGATCAGAAGGCGGCTCAGATCGCCCTAGATTGTCACTGGAGCTATGACCGATCGCCGGCGATCGTAAAGGAACTCTCCAAGGTTCCTATCGTTGCCCCGTTCGTTCGTTTCAGCTCCGAGGTTTATCGTACCAGCTACAACCTGCTGAAGTTGGCACATGACGAGATCAAGGAAGGCAATGCCACCGGAAACGCGGAGCTTACCAAGATGGGCTGGGATCGTATGCGTGGTATCGCAACGGTCGCCCTAGGGCCGTCCGCCCTGATTGCCATGACTCAGGCCGCAAGTGGCATGACCGACGAGGATCAGGAGGCTCTCCGTAAATTCCTACCTGAATGGCAGAAGAATGCTCAGATCATTCCTTTCCAGAAGGCCGATGGAAAGGTCGGGTACTTCGATCTCTCATGGTGGGATCACTATAAGATTCTTCGCACCCCGATCAAGGCGGTGATCCGTGCGTTCTCCAACGATGAGGGCGACTTTGGAAAAGGACTCCACGACGCAATGATCGACGGAATGGGAGAACTCTTTCAGCCCTTCGATAAGGAACAGCTTACGACCAGTGCGATCATGGACATTGCTCGTAACAAAAACTCAGCCAATGGAGCACCGCTTTACAACCCGCAGGACTCGGCGGCAAACATCGGTCTTGCAGTCACCAACCGCTTGTGGACTGCCCTAAGCCCAGGTGCTATCGACAGCATAAATCGTATTTACAAGGGTGCTACTGGCTATGTTTCAGACAGCGGACGCTCCTACGATGCCGGTCAGGAAATTGCCAACATGGTTGGATGGCGTGCGGCTGACATGAACCTTGCAAACTCGTTGCATTTCACGGGATCCCAGTTCATGCAACAGAGTGCAAACGCTTCACAGCTATTGTCGCACGCCGCAACAAGCATCGGCTCTAGGACGGAACCGCAGGTTACCCAAGGGTACAAGCAAGCGAATGAGGCTCACCAAGCCCTAGTGCAGGATCTACGCACAAAGTACGAGGCGGCAATCCAGCTCGGCATGAGCCCAGAGCAGATACAGACCGCCCTCAAGGGAGCTAGAGTATCTCAGGATGTCATCGACCAAGTTACCAGTGCGACTTACAAGAGATTCCAACCTAGTGCGGCATCGATCAAGCTACTCCAGAGCAGGGGTCAAGACGACCGAGTGCAGTGGTTGCAGAACGCAATCAACGCCACGCCGGAAACAGTAAACCTCAACCTAGGGCACTAGGGCATGAGTCTCTGGGGCGAGGATAGTTCCATCACTCCTCCCGGAGGGTGGTACTACATTCAACCGGGAACCCGGTTCAGGTTCGAGGCTAATACCCTAGGGCAACTGGAGGATAAGGTTTCGGCCCACCGGCGGGGAAATAACATCACCCTAGGGCACCCTAGGGAGGATATCCTGGCGTGGACGCGTTCCCGCCTGGGTGGTGAAGAAGTGCTCTAGGACGCCCTAGAGAGAAAACGAAAGAGGCAAAGCCAAAGACCGGCGAGGTTCAGGCAAAGAAAGAACAGCCTGACCAAGAGGGAAAACCAAAGCTCCTGATCGACTCCGCCTCCCAGTCTTCGCTCATTATGGATCTCCTCGGCGTACCCTAGTGCCCGTTCTAGGAGGTACAACGCATTGAGAAGCAAGATGCCAAAGACTGAGAGGGTGAAGTCCATCCCTAGTGGATGTTGGGAACGACGATGTTGCTAGGGTCGGAAGCTACTGGGTCGGCCTTACGCTCGCCTCCAAACTCTTCGGTCACCTTTGCAATCTCTTTATCGACAGCTTCGATAACCTTTTGAGCAAGTGCCTCGTCGGCATTGATCGAATTAACAAGCATCAGATGCTGGGAGAACAGAGCAAACAAGTGCTTCATCTCCTCGCTCATTTCGTGTGCTGGCTTGTCGACGTACTCCGAAAGGAACTGACCGATCACATGAATCAGTCGGCTCACTAGGAGAGGTCGGGGCTCTTCGCCCTGTTCGACAGCAGGGGTTGCTGATGCACCCGTAGAAACAGCCTGTGGGTTGGGCTCTGTAGCTAAAGATGCCTCGGGGGCGTTGGCTGTATGACTCGTCTCCGAGGCTTGAGGAAAAAGCACCACGTTCTCCGGCGAGGGGGAAGCAGGTGCAGTTGTTGATGTCTCCGTTGCCGGAGTGGGTTCGACCGCAGGGGTCTCTGGTGTTGTTGTGTCTGACATAAATTATTCTTCGCCCTCGTATTCTGGATCCATCCGTTGAGCGATGGCGTAGGTCATCCCTGTACGCAGTGGCTCGGTTGCCCTAGTGCGGACGACGTACCTAAGACGCCCTAGGAGGCCACGCACGATACGCTCCTGCCTAGGGTCAAGGTCACATCGTTCGTTGATGGCTCGTATGGTTTTTGCAAATTCCTCCTGTATCGCCGGACAAGTTTGGGGGACAGAGTCGAACGCCTCGTCAGAGGCTTTCAGCCAGATGTCGTTTGGGAAGCGTCGGGGCATAACAAAGGTTACGCGGTTATTACCCTAGGGCTGTGCTTTGTCAATGGGCTTTTTTAACTTCGAGTTCATCCTCCTGGCAATGGCCTCAAACTCCCTAGAGCAACTAGGGCAGGCGTGGGGTTTGCAGGGTGTCTGACACCTAGGGCATTTATGGATTTTAGGAGGCACAGGCAGTCTGTTTTACTCTGTTAACTCGTGATTTAAGCCAGTCCCGAAGGGCATCGTTCTGCACCCATTGCTGGTTAACGTGGCGTTTATGTGCCTCGTATCGGTGTGCTGGTATCCATCGCTCGGTTCGTTTGCCCGTCTTTTTGGATACATATTTCTGGTAGTTCCAGAAGCGTAGCGTTCCGCAAGGGGAGTAGTCTCCGCGGCGATATTTACCTTCCATGATAGGACGTTCTTTTGGGGTAAACCGTCTTGTGGATCCTAGGGGATCCGGTGCAGAGCTTCCCTAGGAGATAGATATAGGCGTACTCAGGGAGGCAGGGCTTACGCATCGGATGGTGGAGCGATGGCCTAGTGCTACGGCGTAGCTGGGTTTCGGTGTCAGGTGTAGGTGATGTCATGGTGTGGTGGTGTTTGAAAGTGGATGCCGTTTCGTCGATTGACCGGAGGCTACGGCTTACCTCCCGAATGAGACTCCGCATCTCCGTCGGAAAAAAAAATGCGGTCGGTCAGGGCTCTGGACGACTTACCCGATTGTACAAAAGGTTGTGGGGTTATTACCTGTTTAGCGAATCAACTTTATTGAACAGCTCCTGTGCGCTGGATGTGTCGAAATAAAAATTCTCGCCCTCGTACTTCCAGACAAAGTCATCCTTGCCAGATTTGATGGCTTGCTCCATCGAGAACCGGAGATCCTCAAAGGCGAATTTGTCTAGCTGTAATGCTCGGTCTGCTGGTGGTCTGAAGAGTGCGTCAAGGATCATGGCTCATTGTTTATGGTTAGTGGTTCAGAGAGCCGGCTCCATGAGCAGAGCCGACTCCCTGAGTTTCCACCTTTCACCGTCAGGTGTATTAAGACACTATGCGGTTATTATTGTTCAATCTTTTTTTAGATAACCATGAGGTCATCATCTTTCCCGTCATTATACTTTTTAGGAATCTTCAAGCCTTTGAGCAGGTAGTTCATCCTATTGGGGGAGGGTATCGACTCATCGTTGTGCTTGGGAGTTGTGCCAAGGATCACGATGCACGCTCCGAACAGAAGGCCGGAGACAAAGGTAAAGACCGAACGTAGTTGTGCCATAGGTTATTGGATTGGTGGGGTTGGTGGTGGGGTTGTGATGAAGGGGTTGTTCACGCTATCGGGGCTGTACGGACTTCCATACTGACCATAGGGATTGTTGATGCTGGTCGGGCTGTACGGACTTCCATACTGGCCGTATGGGTTGGCCGTGCTGTTCGGGTCGTAGGGGTTAGCACTGAGGTTTCCTAGGTAGGTTCCGTCAGGTGCGACGATCCTAGGGGCTCCGTATTCCTGGGCGAATGCCGAGAGCAGGCGAATGATTACTGACGCTATGATCAGGTGTAATGTTTTCATGGTGTGTTGTGTTGTTGTTTGGGTTGTGCCCTAGGGATCGAACTCTAGGGCTGTGATTGTTTACCGAGCCGGCATCGACTTGAGCTGGCGAACTAGGGCATCTGCCATGCCCCACAGGGACTCACGCCAGATAGCCGCATCGAAGTGACACTTTAGCTCTCTGGTTGTCTCGTTGTGGGAACAGCAGATACCTACGGTGTACAGGCCACGAGCACGCAACGGCTTGCGATCCAACGGCTCGTCGGTGATGCAACCATCGGTGTAGACAAGGCAGATCTTGCTCTTGCTTACGATCTCGTTGAAGGCACTCCTCTTGGAGGGTTTTTGCTCTAGGGCATTTGCGATACCCTCGCTGTCGCTCCACGCATGGAACTTCTGGAAGATCCTAGGATCTTTGATCGGAAGCACCACACGCTCACGCACACCGCCCAGTGCAGTTGCATAGGCAACTCCGGTGATACGGCCACGCTTGGCGAGTAGGTTCAAGGCTCGCAGAAGCACACGGCCAGCCCCGTCGCAACGGATGTCGATTTTGCGTTCACGATCCACATACGCCTCATGTGCCATCGAGCCGGAGCAATCTACAAGCAACGAGACATGGGGCTTGCCACGCTCGCTCTGGGGCTTGCCGATGTACGGATGCAGGAAGTCACCACGCAGGATGCCACGCACGTTGAGACGCTTGCTGGGGCTACTGGTGATCTCCTTGCCGTCACCCCTCACACGGAATGCGGTGTCGAGCATACCGGCAAGCCGATGGGACAGCTTGAACTCCTTCAGCTCTTCGGGATCCTTGGGGGGCGTCTCACCGCTGAACGGATCAGAGTTGCACTCGCTTCCGTAACCATCGGTGGTGCCGTCGATAGCCTTGCCAGCTTCCTCGCCTGCACCTCCAGGTGAAGACGAGTCGCCGTCACCCTTGCCGTCGGGGGAAGCACCCTCGCCCTTGGGATCCTTGGCCTTGACATCGCTGGGAGCTTTGCCAGTTCCTTCCTTGAGAGCACCTGCAAGGTCACCTGTGCCGAGACCGCCTTCGCTCTCGATGGTGTCATCGCCGGAGTGGGGGAATTCCCTGAGCCAATCTTTAAGGATCGGGATAAGCTCCTCGGTGGTACGAGCCCTGACGATCCTGCAATAGTACGCCCAGACCTTGCGGTAGAAAGGCAGGGGGCTCATCAGGATGCTGAAGTCACGGCTAGGACGCCCTAGGAGCGACTCGCACTTGATGCGGTAGAGGAGATGCTGTGCCGAGATCTTGTCTACGTCCTTGGACTCTGGACGCTTATCCCAGTAGAGCCACTTCCACTTGCCGGCTCCGGCAACGCCACGGCGATACCCAAAGAACCATCGGCGTTCGATGCGGCAGTCCTCGAAGAGGTTCTGCAAACGCCAAGGGATCTTCTCGGCAGACAGCTTGTCGGAAAGACCCTTGAGATCTTTGGTAGTGAACTTGCTGTGAGCCGCTTCATGCTCATAGACATGGCGGAACAACTGGGGCACTTGGATGCGTTTGGTCTTGTCGGTTGACAACTCGTTGTATGCGAGAGGTGAGATGCGGATGGTGTGACGATCCGTGGTCGGGTCGTACTTCCAGTAGCCTGTCTTGCAAGGGTCGGACTTGAGACCCTTGAGCCAGTCTAGGTCGTACTTCTCGTCGAGCACTCCGCGGGTGCGGAAGTCAACGTGGTGGTCTAGCACTTCCTTACGGATGTGTGGGGTTGCTACGATTTTGCTCATGGTGTGTTGTTGGTTGTGGGCGGAGAATCCTGTACGAGATTCTCCGCCCTAGGTTGTGTTTGTTGGTGCGTGGTTATTACAGCGTTGGAACAGTGAAGCCGTACTTGCCGAAGATCTTGACGAACGCCTCGTTGACCTTCTTGACCTGCTCAGGCTCAGGCTCGCCCTCGATGGTGTTGCTCACCCAGAGGTTGACGCCCAGACGATACAGCTCGGTAGCAACGCCAGCCTCACCCTTGGCAGGGTCGGAGAACTGCAACGCCTCGCAGAACGTGCTGATGTTGGGAACCGATCCGAGGAAGCCATCGGCGGCAAGAACCTTGGCGTGCTTCCAGAACTCGACCAGCGAGTCGAGCAAGGAGGACTTGTAACCTAGGGCAGAGGTGTAGCCTCCGACCACGGCACGAACCTTGGCCTCGTCAACCCTGACATGGATGTGAACGAAGCGACGCTTGGTGGCGGGATCGCCCTCGTCGATGTCGTACTGGCTACCGACGTTGGTGGTTGCGACGATCGCAAGGTTGGCAACCGGAGCAAGCAACTCCTCGCTGACATGAACCTTGGTGACTGGATCCTCGATGAAGCGTCCGGTACGGAGCTTGTAATACTCCACGCCGCCGATGTTGGTCGGCTGGAACGGAGTGAGGAACAAGGACTGAACCGAAGACCTAGCGCGGAGGATCTCGTCGGCCACGAACAGGACGGTCTGTCCTAGAGCGGCCTTACGCCACGCCTCGGACATCGGGCCATCGACCCAAGGTACGGTCGGAGTCTGATACCCTAGGAGGTCGGTCGCCTCGGTCGAGTTGTGGATGCCGACCTCGATGTAGTGGTCGAACATCGAGCCGTGGTTACGAGCCTGGTACGTCTTGCCTGCACCGGGCTCACCCTTGATGAGCAACGGCTTGATCGCACGAGCCGGAGAGGCGTAACGCTCTAGGGCATGGGCGACCTGACACGTTGTCGTGCTGGTCGGGGTGGGGGCGATGATCGCACTGATCTTGCGTGCCGCCGAAGCACCGCCGGAGGCAAGGGCATCGGTGATGTCCTTGGTCAGCTTGTCGAGCTTCTCGTCGGTGACGGTCTGCAATGCGTCCATGCCAGCACAGATCTTGTCAGCCATCTCGGTCTTGAAGTCATCAAGCTCCGCCTTGCGAACGATGTCGGGGTCGGTGACGCTGGAAGCAACGCCTCCGCTGGAAACGCTGGATGCGATCTTGGCCTCGATCTCGTCGAACTTCTCCTGCACCTCGGAGAGCTTCTCGCCCTGTGCCTCGATGAACGCCTTGGCCTCGCCAACGTCCTTGCGGATGTCAGCGGTCTGATCCTCGACGATGCGGTTGATGGCCTCCTCCATAGCCTCGCTTGGAGGCGGTGTGCTGGCAGGAGTGCCGGAGGTTCCTAGGGTGATCTCCTGCGCCTGTGACGCCGTGATCTCGCCCTTGATGAACCGACGGAACGTGTCGGTCTTTGCGGTCGCAACCCAGATGCCGGTGGCACCTAGGCGACGAGCTTCCTTGATGGCCTCCTTGTAGTTGAGGCTGTCGATCTGCTCTGCTGTCAGGGTGGTGTGCTTGCTCATGTTGTGTTGGTGTTGTGAATCCTGTACGAGATTGTTGTGTACAGGATTCGGGTGGTTGACCTACTGCTCATCAGTGCCAGCTCGGTCGTTGCTGGCAGACCGCCACTCGGCGGTTTCGCTTTAGAACTTGAAGGTCGTCGCCTTGGCCTTGCTCACGAGCAATGAGGCAATCGATAGCGGGAGCCGTTCGGCTTCCCCTCGTTCAACCCTGATCGGATACCCCAATTCGATGGCGCACTTGATACCGCTTTCATATGTTTGAAAGCAGTAGCTTACCTTCCAGTCGTCTGTACGAACCGGGATCTGAATGTACTTTCCATCCATTACCCAGTCGTTGTTTTCCAGCCACAGGACGCCATCGTCCGTAGTATCGGGAGTCGGGCCGGATCGATCTTTGATCGCAATCATTCCCGTGATGTCGTCTTTCCAGAACGAATGCCCATCCTCGGACTGGTACTGCTTGATCCATGCGTACTTACGTTTGACTGCTGTGCTCATGTTTAACTCCTTATGCTTCTGTGTTTCTGTTTGACCTAGTGCTCATCAGTGCATGGTGGTCAGCCATACAGACACCCTAGGGTTGGGCGGTTAAGACACCCCTAGGATGTTTCGCGTTCAATCTTTCTACCTACTACTACCCGCTGGTGTCGGGTTTACTCTGTTAACGCCGGCTCGGCCTTGTACTTGAGCTGGTCGATTGTGCAGTCCGTTCGGGCGATGTCATCACGCTCGCCCAGGTACACGGGCTGGAACAACGAGCCGCCTTCGTAAGCATAGAGATACTGAACCTCGATCACCGATCCGATGGACGGTATCGGAATCGTACCTCCGATGGTGACGTTACCTATCGGTGTGAGTATGGGGCTTCCGTCTGCTGGATCGTAGACACCCATTCCAACCGAACGCTTGCCTTCGGTGTGCCCAGTCACAACGACCGATGCCGTNGCAACGAACTTGAACTTGAGTTGCGTACCGCCGGATGCCGGACGGCCTGNCTTGTACGCAGACATCTTCCGCTTGAACACGACTCCCTCGCCCCTCTCTTCCTTGATCACGGNGAACGCTTCACGCTTCGTTGCGTTAGTGTGCCATGACAATACCCAGTGAATGNAGTTGTCGTGACGGCTCGGCTTGCCAGCGAGGAGGTTCATCAGCTTGGTCAGACGGAAGTGGTAGGAGTTCTCCGTCATGTCCGTACCTCCTAGGGAGAGCAGATCAAAGACATGGTACTGATCCCCGATCAACTCGCCGTCGATAATGAAGTCCTGCCCTAGGTCTTCCGCCTGCTCTAGGACATTGGCTGGGATGCCACACTCCAATCCGGTTCGGTTGGTTCCGAAGACACGGCTTCCGGTTCGGTGCAACAGGATACGCTTGCCGTCCATCTTGGGTTGCATGAGCCAGTTGTCGTCCATGAACAGACGCTCCAGCTCCGACTCATCCACGGGGTTGAGGAGCTGTGGCAACACTCGGTCTGCCATCGGTGGTGGCTCGGCGACTGGCGTGGCCGGAGCCGTCATCTTGGGAGCCGAGGTGCTACTGATCTCGGTGTACCCCTTGGCTTTCTTCTCGTTGACGATCTTGGTGTAGAGGATCAATGCCGCCGTCGCGGATACAGGAGTCATGGTTTTCGTTCCATGATTCATGGTTCCTCCACGGCGTCCGTATGTGAAGTTGACGCAGTAGCCGTCTTTGACCATCTCATCCACTCGGATGCTGTACACCTTGTCGCTACTGCCTTCGCAGTACCCTAGGGTTGTTGATACGATTGTGCTCATCGGTTTGATTCCTTTCTGGTTGTGTGGTTATTACTTGTTTTCCTGTACAGGATTCTTATCGAGGGGCGTTCCCTCAAAGCTGACCCATGCCCATACCTGGACATAGGCTCCGTTGTCCTCGCCTTCGCTGACCTCGGCGTCATCGTCGATCTCAACGCCACGAGGTTCGAGTTCACCCGATGACCTCTGGCTCTTTGCCAACTGCACGATGTCCTGACGGCGACTCTCTTCCGGCGAGAGGCTTGGGTAGGCAATTCCAATGTCCTTAAAAGGCAACCCATTCTTCTTGCAGTACCTCTGCATGACCCCAGTCTTTCCCTGCTCCAGAATCTCCTCCTCTCCCAGCCACTCGACTAGCAACTGGATGCCCTCGTCGCTGATGATATCGTCGTTGATCTCGTTGCCGGATTGATCCTGATACTCTTCCAACTCGTCCTCGGTAAGCGTGACCTGCACGTTGCCGGATTCGTTGTCGAGGATTACGACGCCGCGTAAGTCGAGGCGTTCGTCGTCAGGGCAAGCAGACATCAGCTTGCCAGCTTCAATGGTGGTGTATGTTTTGGTGCTCATGTTTACTTGGTGGCTGTGAGTTTGTCTAACTTGGCTTCGAGCTTGTCGATCTGCTTGGAGATGGCGTCGGCGTTTTCGGATTCACCTCCGGCGTATGAGTCAGCAAGTTCCCAAGCGTCAGCGGCTAATGAGATTGCTTCATTAGCTAGGCTTGCTAGTGCTTTGATTTTATTTTTGTCGGTCATGTTGTGTGGTGTTGTTGGTTTGGTTTCCTGTACAGGATTGTTGGTTATTTCTTGGCCGCGTACTCACTGACGCGGCGAAGGTTGTAAACATTGCTCAAGTGGTTCTTGATGAGCTTGGTGATGGCGGGTTTAAGAGATGTGAGAACATTAGGAACCATCTCCCAATCCCGGCATTCACTCCTCGGCCCTAGGATTCCCCACGCTCCAGACTCCCACACCCCGACATAAAACTTGTCGAAGTCGGGGTGTCCTATGCTGAAGGTTACATCGCGGCGTCCTGTTGGCCTAGGATTCAAGTCAGCTACGGCGTTGGTGAAGCCAAGTCCCTGCAAATGCTTGGCGATCGATAGCAATGAGCTTCATCGCTTTCTGTCGATTGAACTGGTTTTCCATTTCGTTCCGATGGTTCGTGTTGGACTCCTCGATGAGGTCGTCAAGTAGTGTGCTCATGTTTGTTTTCTTTCGTGTTGTGTTGTTGTTTGACTCCAGCGATCCGATGGATCACCAGACGGCTACGCCCTAGGGATGGAACCTTGGACGCAGGTTGTCTGATGAGAATCCTGTACGGGATTCTGTGTGGGGTTATTACTTGTTGCGAAGATCCCAGTACCGAAAGACCCGCTTGCCGTACTCGGACAGCTTGCCTTCCTTGATGACCGGCAGTCGCTTCGCCTTCGCCCAGCGGAGGAACATCATCTGCTTAATCATCTGATTCGATGTCGGCTCCGAACAGGTTGACCAAGACATCGACCAGTCCCCACGCCAAGGCGACTGCTGGCTTGGGTGTCCCGATGTCTGGGTCACTCGTATCGACCGAGCTGATCTTCGCCTCCCACCAAGGGGAGCTGACGCTTGGGTAGTAGATACCTCTCTCGATATGGCAGAGCAGGATCTCGGCCACGCCATGTTGTCCTAGGGTAATCTCGTACCCTTCGTGGTCTCCTGGCACTCCATCCTTCTTGATCAACTCCTCGAAATACTCGGTGAGAATCGGAAGGATCAGCGGGCTGTACTCATCCGCAAAGTCGCTCATGTCAGCGAACTCCTTGCGTGCTTTGAGATCGTTGGCGATCTGCTCTAGGACTGCGATGTCCAAGGTAGGTGTCGGTGTCGTTACCATAGTGTGTGTATGTGTTGCTGTGGGTGTGCGGTTATTACTGCTGGGGATAGAGTAGGTAGATGATCCGGCAACCTAGGGCAACCAAAAGAAACCCTAGAACGCAGGTGAGTCTGATCAACTTGTAATGATCCTCGGTCATAATCGTGTACAGGATTGTTGGGTTATTACCGGATGGCGTAGGCCGCTTCGGCAAGATCCTCGATGAATGCCGCACGAGCCTGCTTCATGGTGTAGCCCATGTAGACCTGACGAATGAGGCGGTTGTTGTAGACGGCGGACGCAAGAAGCGATCCGTTGTGCTGACGCTCCAAGATTACTTGAACCCTAGGGACTGCTGGCTTGGCAACAGGGAATCGTGATACAGGATTCATGGTTCGTGGTTCAGATGGTGTTCTCCTCACGCTCGGCGATGCGTGCCTTCACCTTCTTGAGCATCAGCCTTGCACCTTGGATCTCGTAGGGGTGAGTGCAGATCGTGGCGATGTCTCGTTCGATCATCTCCGCTACGGCGACTGCATCGTCCATGTCCGCTTGGCAGACGATTGGCCGATCGGATGTCCAACGCTTGCGAGTTTTAATGTTCATAATCTTGTACAGGATTGTTGGTTACTTGCTGGCGAGGTTGATGGTTANGATCCGCCCTAGGACGGAATCAAGGTGAGTACCGGCCAAGCTGAANTTGCTCGGCATTGCAGTCGTGTTCGACCTGGACTCGATCGCATCCCTACGGAGGAGATCGTACTTGCTNGTGATCTCGTGACGGCGGATGCCATCGGCCTCGATCAGGTTCAGTTCTGCAATCATGTTGCTTTTCATGGGTTTGGTTTGGTTTGGATGAAGGGAATCTCGTACAGGATTGTTGATCGAATCCTGTACGAGATTGTTCCCTAGGGTGTGTGGTTATTACTTGCTCTTCTTGCTCTTGGACTCGTCACGGAGTTGATCAGCGGCACGTCGGAGAGCTGCAACGGCCTGTTCCATCGTGTTCGCATTCTCCTCGGCAACCTCCTTCAGCATCTCGGCGAGAAGCTGAACGGCCTTGCTCTTTTCGCCTTTGTTCTGCTTTCCGGCATTACGCTTAATGCCGTAGGAGAGAAGCGTCTTGCTGATGTCAGAATCAGAGAATCCGGCGAGCTTCATTGCTTCGACGATCTCGGCGATCGTGACTCCGCTCTTGAGAATTGCTGGCACGCTCTTGCGTACCTCGGCCTTCTTCTCTTTGATCGTCAGCTCGGCATTGTAAATCAAAGTGAATTGATCGACCAACGCCCAAACCTCTGGACGGATTGCGTTAACCTTCGCCGATGGGGCGATGACTTCATTGTTGATGACGATGTTCCAGCTTGATGTGTTGTTGTTGCTCATTGTTTTGTTTGTTTGATGTTTACGGCGAGGAGTCGGTTGTAGGTTGTGACTCCCTTCAACAACTACTACCCTTTGATGTCGGGTTTACTCTGTTATTCACCTTGCAAGGTTATTAAATCTGGTACAGGATTCTCACATGGCAAAGAAACCTCTGGCAGTAGATTGGGGAGCAATCAAAACGGCTTATCTTTCAGGGATCACGCTGAAGGAATTAAGTGTACGCTTCTCTGTGAACCACAACACTTTACTCTCAAGATCGGCACGAGAAAAGTGGTCAGTCCCTCCGGCTCGATTCAATGCAATGAATGAAATTCCTACAGAGAAAACCACACCGATCTTGCTCTCTCTCTGGACAGAGAGAGCTTTGAATATCCGAGAAAAAGAATATCGGATTAGCGAAAAAGCGTTGAATCATGCCGAGCAACTCTCTGAAGATCAGATAATTAGACAAGCCGATGGCATCGATAAATTGGCTAAAATCGGCAGGAGAGCAACAGGTCTCGACAAAGAGGAAAGCAATAAGAATGCAGTAAATATCGCAATCCTAGGGGACTTTGATGCAAGTACCTGTAAACCATCATTTTACAGAGACAGAGAAGAATCTCGTACAGGATTCTCTACCCTAGAAAATGGGCAAGATTCCGGCATCGTTGAGGATTCTACAGAGTAGTTCTACAGGTTTCTAACCAGTATTTCTGTTGACCACCACTGACTCCACCAGAGTCCACCCCCCCACCCCAACGCGGGCGCACGCATCCACATAGACCCACCTAAATTTTTTTTCTCAAAAAGGAGTTATTAACCATGCCAGAGACCCAGGTGTACCAGATACTAGCCATAGGCGATCCTAGGGCGCAGGACGGCCTGCTATTCGCCGGGTATGCCAAGGGATCAGATGGGTGGACAGACTTCAATAAACCCATCTGGGCGAATCCTACGCGGTGGAATAGGGTATGGCTACGGTGGAAAAGCCGGCACTCGATATTCAGGAAGCCCTAAGTTCCGCGCTTGTAGGGGATATTCTTCCTCTCAGCATCGGTAGCGATCAGGTTCTCCAGGTAATTTGAGAACGACCGGCACTCCATACGAGCGGCTTTCGTAGCTACCTCTTTAAGGGTTTTGGTAATCCTGAAGCCCGTAAGCTGTTTCTTGGGTGGTTTTTGCACGCCCACGGGTCTACACGATTCACGAATAATGACAAACAGTTAACGATTCATTAAACGTAAAAGAATGTATCACATATAACATACAGATAACAAAACCGCATCATAGAGTATACTATGCGTAACCAGCCAAGGTTCACGATCCAGGTGAAAAAGGGGGAATTGAGCAAAAGGGGGAATTGGGGGGAATTGGTTTTTTTGAATTCCCCCTCGGCGAAGGCCGATAAACACAAGCTGTAGAGCCAACAGGGGGAAGGGGGGAATACCATGTTTCTTTCTTTTTCAAAATAAAATATATATATGGCTGTGTGTATGGCTGTTTCTGTGGCTATTTACTATAAAGTGTTTCCCCCCGATAATTCCCCCCTTCCCCCTTTTCGTGTAACACGTTTCGTGTCACATACTTACCGATCGGGGGAACCCCTTGGGGGACTATGCCTCCTNAATTCCCCCTTACGTTAAATNACTAATAGTCNACGATTCATGTTTCNCGAACCATGAAACTTAACAAAAAGATATAACAAGTTAATAATTTACAGGCCGGAGCGNCACGCTTCACGGTTAATGGTTCAACTTTGGAGGCGAGGGACGGACTCGAACCGTCGGTGGGGCTTTTGCAGAGCCCTGCCTTACCACTTGGCTACCCCGCCCTANAAGTTGGGGTTACATTTCCTATACACATTTCAATATATGTAAAGGGGAATGCCGCCCTGGCGTAGTTGGCCTGATCGGGGCGGCGTCGATCTGTAGGGGTGGA